AACGCCATACTGGCTGAAGTCGTCGTCCGCATTGGCGGTCCATTCCGCATCCAGCATGAAGCTGATGGTGCCGTCGGGTGCTGTGACGGCGCGGTCGGTCAGGACCAGCCCAACCGGCACGGCGGGCGGGTTGACATCGACTTCCTCGACGCCGACCGACCTGACCTTGTTTTCCGCGGAGAGGTTCAGGTCCTCCCGGCCGAAGCTGTCATAGGCGGCGACCTGGATGAACCGGTCGACGTTCGGCGGCACCTGGATGACGATGAAGTTGTTGGGTCCGTCATAGGCCACGGTTTCCGGTTTGGCCGGAACGCCGGTAACCTCGCTCATCCAGACGATGGCGCCTTCGTAATCGAGGTCCTTGGGCTTGTCGAACTTTACGAAGATGCTGCCATAGCCACCCAGGACTTCCAACCCGGTCACCCGGTCCGGAGCCGGGTTCAGCACCTCGATCGCGGCGGGAAGGCTGTAGTTGCCCCAGCGGTCCCGCATAACGACCTCGAACTTGAAGGCCCGGTGTGGCCCGCCGGTCGTGGCGCTATTGACGTCGAAGGTGAACTGGTAGCGGGCAATCGGTGTATGGTCCGTGAACACGAGGAGGTTCTGGTGATAGATCCTGATCTCGTAATCCCGGAAGATCCCGTCGAGGTAGCCGGCGCCGACCTTGGGCTCCGATCCCAGGTCGTAGGATCCAGAGACCGAGGTTTCCCGCCAGACGAAGACGGGATCCCTGCCGGTAAAGATAGGATTATTTCCCTGGTTTTCGAGTTCCAGGCCGCTCGGCCGAATCAGGGTGATCGGGGAACTGTCTGAGATGAAGACTTCCAGGATGGCCGGGCGGCTTTCAATACCGGCGAGGTTAACCGCCTGGACATGGAAGGTGAACTGCCCGTGGCTCTCCCCGTAGATTGTCTTGGTCGTGCCGTTGATGTCTGTGATCGTCTCGAAGTTGCCGTTATTGCGGCGGTATTTGACGGTGTAGTTCTTGATATAGGCGTCCGGCGACGGGTCCCAGGACAGTTCCAGGGCGGTCGTGAAGCCACCCGGCGTATTGACGTATTGGCGGTCCACCCGGACCCTGGACGGCGGCGACGAAATACCGGGATTGGGCAGCCGGGCGACCGGCGGCAGCTTGATGTTGAGGCCAAGCTCGACGCGGGCATAGATGGTCGGATCGTAGGGGACCGCGGCGATGGTGTATTCCAGGTCGCCGTCGTCGCTGACGCCCATCACCCTGAACTGGCGCGGCCTGAGATCGCTCACCTCCAGGACCCAGGAGGCTTCCGGGTACGGCGCTATCGGCAGGGCCGAGGCATAGGACAGGGCGCGGGTGGTCGTGCCGGTCGGTGTGTTGATGTCCCGGACGGCGACGGTACCATCCGGGAGGGAGACGTGGAGCCGGTAGCCCTTGCCCTTTTCCAGGGTGACGGCGCGGTCGAGCGTGATCCCGGTGAGCCCGCCGGTGACGATGCGACCACCCAGGTCTGCACCGGTAACGGAGCGCTCCGTCATGACGATAACGTCGCCGGGTTGGGCGTGCAGATGATCTATACTCGCCTTGTACGATAGTGTATCTCCTAATTTTCCCGTTTCTATAAACCACTTACCGAGCCGTCTCGCCTGTCCCTTCGACTTGCATGCAAAGGCGGTGAGGCTTTCCGGTTGCCAGCCGTATTTCTTGATGAGGTCGATGTCCTCGTAGATTTCCATGTTCGGCTTGTCTAGGTCGTCCGGATCAAGATAGCTGATCATCGCCACGGTCTTGATGGCGCGCACGGCGGGGCCAGAGAACTCGAAGCCGCCGATCGTCTGAGACGCGGTGACGGCGAACAGGGGATCTCGCGGCGCGTCGGCGACGACGGTGACGGCCCCGGCTGCCCAATAGGCCATGGCCCGGAAGGTCGAGGCCAGGGCGTTGATGACCGCGTAGGCTTCCTGCTTGGTGTTGTGGACGAAATGCGCCTCGAAGCGGCGCTCGTAGATGATGCCGCCGCTGTTGTTCTTCATGCCCGACGGCACCAGCTCGTCGCAGTACCGGCCACAGGCGTAGATCGCTCCGGCATCGACTGCGCTGTCCGGCAGATCGCAGCCGGCGCGGTGGGTCAGCAGGGCCATGAAAAGATAGGCTGGATTTGACGAAAATGCCATTTTCCAACCGCCGTTCCAAATTCCCGTGTAGGTCCCGGAGACAGGATTGTAGTTGTTTGGAACGCGGATGATCCAGGTATCCCAGCGGCTCGTGACGGTCGGCATGGAACTGCCGAACAGCTTCCCGTCGAACGTCAGGGCGAGCAGCGCCGAGTTCGGATAGCGCATTTTTCGGTCGATGATCTCGACGTAAGACGACCACGACAGCGCGTTCGACAGCGAGGCCCGGTCGCTGTCGGGCGTCGTCCGCTCGAGCATGACGTCCCACGGGCCTTCCCCCATCAGGCCGAGACGGTATTGTTCCTCATAGGTGCTGACGGTTTTACCAACGATGGAGATCGGGTACTGGGCCTCCCAGCCGGTCCTGCCCTGGCGCCGGATGCGGATGACGAAATCGATCCGGGTGCCGCTGGCGTTGCCGGTCTTAACGTCCTGGTCGACCATGCCCGGCGTTGAGACGATGATTCGGATGGCGTTGGCGTTGGTGTTGGTGACGGTCCGGATCGCCGGTGTCGAGCGCTTCAGTTCGACCGGCAGACCGACATCGCCGGAGTGCGTATTCTCGACCGCCGGGAAGCCTTCGATCCAGGACTGGTCCGGGGTTCCCACCCGGTAGTCCCACGTGACGCCCTGGAAATTGAGCGTCCCGTCCGCATTCATCAGCGGCGTGTCGTTCAGGTAGATGTTCTTGGCGCCCTGCGCGTATCCCCCGACGATGCCCTGGAACGGTCCCTCTCCCAGGCAATAGAGGACCCTGCCGGTCGCGCGAGATTGCAGCGTATTCGGATCTTCAACCGGAGGTGGTGTTGGCTTCGGTGCGTCCCCGCCTTTACCGCCCCTCAGTTTGGAAAGATGTTCCCTGTCGCTCATACCGGCATTTTCTCTACGGTAAGCCCGGCGCTGATGACAATGCCGCCCAGGATGTTGCGGCCGCCGCAGATCGGCACCGGATGGCCCTGTTCAACGAGGTTGACGGCTCCGCCCAGCAGGAAGCTTGGACGGTCCTCCGGGCGTTCCTGCTGGCTTACGTCCGCGCTCTTTGGGGTGGGGGCCAGCATGGCGGCAATGCCGCTCAGCGCCAGGGAAGCGCCCACCATGGCGACGGAGCCCCAGGTCCCGGCGCTGATGCCAAACCCGGAGACCCCGGCAAAGCCGCCGGTCGCGACCGCCGCGACCGCGATCAAGGCCACGCCGATGATGATCTTGCCGGTGCTGCCCTTGGCTCCGGACAGGGTCGGGACGATATGGATGGCATCCCGTTCCGGGAAGATCATCGGCAGTTCCTCCGCCACGATCTGCCTGCCGCGCCGGAGGCTGCCGACGATGACGCGATAACTTCCGTTGACAATCGCCGCCGGGAACTCCGGGAAGTTGGCGATGATCAGGCGCACGGCTTCCGCCGTTGAGGCGCAGTAGAACTCGAAGGGTCCGCCAAATTTATCCCGCAAGGCGCCGTGCAGGTATATTTTCCTAGTCATTCAGGATCTCCGTACAGGCTGGAGAGTTTCGTGGGGGGCATCGGCGGAGGGCCGTTGAAGCTCTTGTGACGCAGCGCCTTGATGGCGTAGGAGCGCCAGCGGCCGATAGGCTCCCGGACGCTGAGCATCTGCTGCGGATGGTGGTACATCAGGCCCGCGTCGAGCAGGACCACCGCGTGGTTGGGAACCGGGGAGCGAAGCTGCGCCAACACCACGTCGCCGGGCAGGGCGTCTGCCATCGAGATCTCCTCGAACCCCGCCAACTTGAAGTTTTCTTCGTACAGGTTCCCGCCGTTGTGCCACCAGTCCCAGTCGCGCGGGCACTCGTGCAGGTGGATGCCGTAGATCTGCCAATAAAACGATCTGATCGCATTGCAGCAATCTGTGACCTGGGGGATGAAGGGCCGGTTGAGAAGCGGTGTGTCGAGCAGGAACTCTCCCCAGTACAGCGGCTTCTCGGCAATGCCGCCGATGCAGGGAATCAGGCCCCAGGTGCATTTAGTGGCGAGGCACTGCTGCATGTCTTCTCGGGACGGACCGATCAGGGCGGGCTCCACCTCGCCCTTGGCATAGCATTGGCTGTGCAGCATGGCGGCGACGCGCGGCTTGCCGTTCTCGTCGAGCGTGACGTATTCGAAGTCATCGGCTTCGGAGACGCAGAAGGTCGTCTCCGGATTGGGGGAGACGTTTTCCAGCGGAATATACTCACCGTCGAGGCTTATGACACCGACGCACTCCTTTGGATATTCTGACTCGGCGTGCGCCATGGCCGCGGCGGACGCAGCGGGGAACAGATCGTACATCCAGGCATCCTGGCTGGGGAGGCAGCGCAAAACCGCTGCAAGTTTGGCAAATCCTCTGGCGACTTTCCTCCAGAAGATTTGCGAAACTTAAAACGCTAAGTCATTGAAATTTAAAGGAGTGGAGAAAGCTGTAGCTTTGCTCTAGGTTATCGTTAGCTTAAGCACTTAAACTTAAACTTAGACTTAAGAAAGAATCCCCCCTAACCCCCCAAGGGGGAGGCGGAAAGGATTTCAGGTCGGTTTCAGTCTCGCGTCAAACGAGTGACGTTTGGTTGAATTTAGTTGTTGACGAGTGCTTGGAGCCCTGGCACACTCAGCCCATCAAGCCCTCCAGGACGGCTAGACACCCGACCAGGCACCCGGCAGCCTGTCACGGGATCAGCAATCCGCTCCCAGTGCGCCCGATCCGGTTGGCCCCCGGATTGAGGAAGGCCGGCGAAGGTGGGCTTGGGACGGACTGATGCCGGGAGAAAGCGGTCTGCCACGAGCAGCAACTCGTGACAGACCTGACCGAAACCGAACTGGACAGGAGTTACGGAATGGCTGCCTATGTTTCCCTCATTTGCGCTTGGTGTGGCAAGAGCTTTGAACGTCAAGCACGTATAGTTCGCGCTAAAAAGGCCAAGAAGACGACTTGCAGCCAAGAGTGCCGTTTGAACGAAAAGCGTCGCGCTCAACTGGATTTTTGGAGCCTTGTAGACCGAACTGACAAGGATGGATGTTGGCCGTGGATCGGCGGCATTGACACCAACGGGTACGGTTTCTTTGAGCAAGACGGGAAACATATCATAGCTCATCGGAGAGCTTACGAGCTTACCAATGGCACCATTCCTTTGGGGATTGGATACCATGGCACGGAGATCCGGCACGAATGCGACAATCCTCCGTGTTGCCGACCGTCTCATCTGGTTCCAGGAACCCACATGGATAACATGATCGACATGGTGTCTAGGGGAAGGTCCGTTCTGAAACTGACGGAAGTTCAAGTCAGAGAGATAAGAGAAGACGATCGACCTTATGCGGAAATTTCTCGTGACTACGGGATATCCAGACCAACCATATCCAACATCAAGTACAGAACGACCTGGAAGCATGTTGTTTAACATCCACCGATCATCAAATTGGTTAATCACTAACGTGTACTCCCAATGCCCGGAAACGCCCCCATCGGAAGTGGGGCGTGTTCTCCGAAGCGTAGTATGCAATCTTCGATTGCTTTCCCGCATTTGTCCTGGGCCGGATTTGCAACTCTTACTCCGTCTTCGTTGTAGTAAGCATTACCAGCGAACGGGCAAGTGGCGCGAGAATAGTCAAATTTACTCCCGTTATAGAACCTGTAGCGCCACATACATACCTTCTGAGTTGCAGGGCGTCTTGGAACTTGATCGCCCCAGAGGTCCAACCCGGT